GGTACTTGGCGGTACTTGGCGGTACTTGGCGGTACTTGGCGGTACTTGGCGGTACTTGGCGGTACTTGGCGGCACGACGGTAGACCGTTCCAGCGTCGTGCGCGCATAATCGGCCGCATGAACCTTTGGCAGCGTATGAAGATCGCGGGCCGCGTGCTGACGCGCGGTGCCGACGACGACATGCCGGACGGCATCAAGCCGCCCGCGCGTGCAAGCGTGTGCGACCCGCTGAGTTTGTCCACCGTGTTTCGCGGCGTCCAAGTGTTGCAGACCGCCATTACCGGTTTGCCCATTCATGAGATGCGCGGCGGCGTCAAGCTGGACACCGTGAGTTCCCTCGTGCTGCAACCTGACGTGAACAGATCGCGCCGGGACTTCTTGGCCGACATGGTGGCATCGATGGTCATTGACGGCAACGCTTTCGTCCGCCTTGTGCGCTTCGGCGGTGACATCGTGTCTTGCGAGGTGCTGCCGCCCGCCCTTGTCGTCGTGTCCGACGACGGCAGCGACCCCGCCGCGCCGAAGCTCCGTTATAGCTATCTCGGCAAGGACTACACCGCCAACGACATCGTGCATTGCAAGTTTCTGAACGTTCCCGGCCGTTTGCGTGGACTGGGTCCCCTATCGGCGGCGCGCGAGGAAGTTGAAGGCGCTCAGATGGCGCGCGACTACAAGGCCAAGTTCTACACGGATTCTTCCAACATCAAGGGTTATTTGCAGACGGAAGAGAAGGTGACGCCCGAGATCGCCAAGAACGCCAAAGAGGCGTGGAAGGCGACCGGCACAGCCGCCGACGTGAAGGTGCTCGGCTCGAAACTGAAGTATGTCCCTTTGGATATGAAGCCGGCAGACCTTCAGTTTCTCGAAACGCAGAAGTTCGACACGACTCAGATCGCGCGACTTCTCGGCATCCCGGCGTCAATCATGCTTGCCGCAGTTGACGGCTCGAACCTGACCTATTCCAACATCGAGCAATCGTGGATTGAATTTGCTGACTACACGTTAGCGGCCTACACGGGCGAAATCGAGGAACTGTTTAACCGCTTGTTGCCGCGCGGCCGTACCGCCGCGTTCGACTGGGACAGCAGCCGCCGCGCTGACATGTCCGACCGTTACGCCGCCTATGCTTCGGCGCTCGGCGCGGGATGGATGGACGTAAACGAGATCAGGGCGCGCGAGGCGCTGCCTCCCAAGATCGCAGCACCGCAACCGGAAGGGGTGAACAATGAAGCATGAAATCGGATTGAAGGGCGTATGCCTACGCGCCGCCGAAGACGGCGACGGCCGCACGCTGGAAGGCGTGGCCGTGCCGTTCGGTCAGGTGATTGATACGTGGAACGGTGCCGAGACGTTTGACAGTTCGTGTGTGTTCGACGGCGTGGACACGGCCAAGCTCTGCTACCAGCACGGCGAGCTTATCGGCCGCATCACCGACGCCGACAGCCGGGCGGACGGCTTGCACATCACGGCCCGCATCAGCGACACGCAGCTAGGCCGCGACGTCGTGGCCCTGTTGCGTGACGGCGCGCTGGACAGCCTCAGCGTCGGTTTCATTCCAGTGGAATCAGAAACCGACAAGGACGGTGTAACACACCGCAAGCGCGTGCGCCTGTTGGAAACGTCGGTGGTGTCGTGGCCCGCGTATGAGGCCGCGAAGATCACAGACCAACGCAGCGCCGACCCCCACGGAAACATGTCCAAAACCGGAAACGACAACGAAAGCGAGGAAACCCGTATGGACGCGGAACTTACCGAAACCCTTGAGGCCATCAAGGACGAACAACGCAGCATCAAGGCCGCTATCGCCAAGGGCGGCGCGAACACCGCGCCCAAGGTCATCGGCGGTGAATACCGTACAGCGGGCGCGTACCTTCAGGCCCTGAACCGTGGCGACGACGCGGCCGTGCAGCTCATGCACGAATGCCGCGACCTCATCACCACCGGCAATACCGGTAACACGACAACTTGGATTGCCGATGACCTCCGCCTCATCGAACAGCGCCGTAAGGTCATGGGCATCCTGACTCACGCCGCGCTGCCTGACAAGGGCATGACGATGGAATACACCGTGCTCGACACCGACACCACCACAGTCGGCAAGCAAACGGCCGAAGGCGCCAAGCTGCCGTTCGGCAAGCTGACCTTCGCCACAAAGTCCGTCAGCATCAACACGTATGGCGGCTATGGCAGCATCTCACGGCAGACCGTGGAACGCTCTCAGGTGCCCGCGCTCGACACCATGCTTCGCGGCCTCCGCAACGCCTACGCGAAGGCGACGGAAACCGCCGTGCGCGACTACTTGTACGCGACCATCGCCGCGCAGCGCGACGCGACCTCCAACGCCAACAAGATCGACGCGCCCGCCGCTCTTGCCGCTATGACCATCGACCAGTGGGCGGGCCTTATCATGGACGCCGCCGAACTCGCCGACGACCGTAACGTGTCCCTCACCCGATTGGGCGTGTCCAAGGACGTCATGACCGCGCTCATCAAGCTCAAGGACAGCGGCTCACGTTTCTTCGACCTCAGCGGCGACGGCTCCGACACGCTCGGCGACTTCGACCTCACCGGCATCGCCGGCCGATTCCTCCGCGTCCCCGTCCAGCTCCTCCCCAGCGCCCCCACCGGCACGGCATGCTTCATCGACCCCGAAGCGGTCACGGTATGGGAGAGCGGCGGCCCGACCCAGCTCAGCGACGGCGACCCCACCAATCTCACCGAGAATTACAGCATTTTTGGCTATCTTGCCGTGGCCGCGACGCTGCCCACGGGCCTGATCCCCGTCAAGTTCCCAAAAGTCTGACGCCCACGGGACTCAGTGCTACACCAGCCAGTCTAACCGTCACCGCGGGCGGAACCGCAAAAATCAAAACCACAATCACACCAGCCACGGCACCACAGACCGTGACCGCCACCACTGCCGGCACCGACCTGATCGACATCGAGGTGAACCAATGACCACCATCACCATCACCGGGAAAAACCGGGAAAAACCGACGTGACGATATCCAGCACCGTCAACCCAGCGGTAAAAACCATCGTGCCGGTCACGGTCAAATCCCGTAACCTGCTCGCCTACGGTCCCGCGTCGGCCAACGGACTGACCGCCACCGTCAACAGCGACGGTTCGCTGCACGTCACCGGCACCGCCTCACGGCAGTGGGCGGGCTTGTCGTGGACGTTCCCATGCCCCGTACAGGGCATCGTGACATTGAGCGCCAGCGCCACTATCAAAGGTTTGGACGTCAACGCCAAATGCCTCGACGGTAACGGACAGCAATTGGGCAGCCAGATCACCATGGCCAGCAGGGGCTACGCAATCCCCGATGGCACCGTCAGCCTGCGCCTCTACATCATAAGCAACGAGGCCACACCCACCGCACAGGCCGGCGACCTCAGAATCCAGCTCGAATCCGGAACCGAGAAACACGACTGGATGCGCCCCGACAACACAAGCTTTGATGGGGGGGGGTATGAGCTAGCGAACCTGTATCCGCGTGTCACCGGACTGCCTAAAACCTTGGGTGCCGACCCGGGGATCACGGTCACGGAACCGACACCGGGCACGTACCGTTTCAAAGGCTCCACCACGCAAGCGGCCGCCTCATGGACTGACTTGCATAGCTCGGTGCATGTGGAGGCGGGAACGTACACGATGGACGCCACAGACTGGCCGCTGGGCAGCGACTCATGGCTGATTGGCATACAGACCAAACTCATCCCCGATGACGGCAGCGGGCAGACAGACGAGTTCTCTCCCCGCAGCTACGGGCCGCGAACCTTGAAGGCCGGAACGCTGACCATCAACATTTTCATCAATACCACGGGCGAGGTCGATAAGACGTTCACTCCCCGCCTGTACAAAACCAACTAAGCCTCGCACTCTGCACCACCCATAGTAATCATCATGAAAGGAGTCACAGCCTTGATGGACTGGCAAAAATACGAAGCGTCGGTGCGCGACGAAATCGGCGTGCCCACAGGCGACGACGACCGCGTGCAGCGCGCGACCGTCGCCGCTATGGGCTACGTGGCCGGTGCGATAGGTGATTACACGGTGGCGGACACCGTGCGCGCCGACTGCATCACGTCTTGCGCTGCCGACTTGTACAACAGCCGAGACGCGCGCCTAGGCGTGATGAACGTAGGCGACGGCACGCTCGAACCCTATCGCATCAGCGCCGACCCGTTGCGCAGCGTATGGGCGAAGCTGAACGCGGCGGGTGTGCCGACAGGCTCAATGGTGATCGCATGAGTGGGTACGTGGAAACCGAGCGCGAAGCGCTCATAGAGACGCTTACCGACATGCTCGGCGGCCTCGCTTGCATCGTCACCATCGACGCACAGGACGCCCGACCATTGCCCGGCCGGATCGCGGTGCTTATCGACCCGCCAGAAATCACGTTCGAGGGATGGCAGTACATCACCCCCACATGGACCGTGAACCTGATCGCGGGCACAATGGCGACGCAGACGGCGGCGATGGACTTGCTCATAGACGCGGTGGAACGCCTACAGGCCCAACGGCTGAACATGAAGGACGCGAAGCCCAGCACGTTCAGCCTTGCCGGTGTCGGCAACCTTGCCGCCTACACCATCACCCTCAACCCACTGGAACTAACGGAAGGATAAACAATGGCAGCAGTACGAACGCTAGGCCCTGGCAGCCTCAAAATCGGCTCGTCCTCTTCGGCCCGCGACTTCTCGGCGGACGTCATCAACACGGCTCTTGAGCCGAGCACGGATACCGAGGACAACGACAATTTTCTTGACGGCCACACCGAGGGCGGCTCACAAACAGAAACGTGGGCGCTCACCGGCTCCATCAAGGAAGACTTTTCAATGGACGGCCTCCAAGTGTGGTGTCTGAACCACAGCGGCGAAACATTGCCGTTCGAGTGGGTGCCCAACACCAAGGGCACCGTGAAGCTCACCGGCAGCGTGGTTATCGCGTCCATCCAGTTCGGCGGTGACGTCAAGACGAAAAACAGCAATGACTTTTCGTTTGTCGCCTTGGACGTGACCGCGACCGACTACACGGCGTCCTGACCGTGGCGAGCACCTACGCGGCCGGTGGCAACGGCTCAATCCAGCTCAAGGGGGCTAGTGAATTGGCGCGCGGCCTGAAGAAGGCGGGCGCGGACATGAAGGACTTGCGCCAAGTCAACAAAGAGGCGGCGCAGATCGTAGTACCCGAAGCCAAGAACCTAGCCCCGAAGGGCAAGACCGGGAAACTAGCTGCGTCGGTGCGCGCCGGCGCCACGCAGAAGGCGGGCGTCGTGCGCGCCGGTTCCAAGCGCGTACCCTACGCGGGCGTCATTGATTACGGATGGCCCGGCCACAACATCAAGCCCACGCATTTCGCCAACCAAGCGGCAAAGAACACGGAACCGCAATGGACGCAACTCTACGCGGACGCCGTGCAGAAGATCATAAACCGAATCACAACAGGAGACATCAGCAAATGACCAGCAACGAGGACAAGACCCCGAACACCCGAATCAAGTACTTGGACGGCCACACCGACGAAGTTTGCGTGACCATGTGGCAGCGCTGTCAGGCCGAAACACACGGCAAGACGAAGGGATGGGGCAACCTCATGGAAGCCGCCGTGAAGTTCAACGCCTACAGCGCCTACGTGCGCTGCCGACAGATAGGCGTTACCACGCTGCCCTTCGAGCAGTGGGCCGACACCGTTGTTTCGGTGGAAGACATGAACAACGACCCCGTGGACACTGAACCCGCCGAGTCCTACAGCGGCGACGTGCTTCAGTCCATGTCAGGTGACGACGCGCCGGGTTTTTTGACCAATGGGACTCAGGCAGCTTCGGCGAACTGAGTTGTGTACTAGCGGCGCGCTTCGGCGGCACGCCGTGGGCATGGAGACGCGAACAGGTGCCGCAAGAAGCCGATTGGGGCACCTGTACGCAGCTCTTAAAGGACGAAGCCGAGGAAACGGAAAAGACAAGGCGTAAAGTGAGGTGATCGCATGAAATCGGCTATCTTGGCTATCCGCATCATCGGCGACGCCACACAGGCCGTGGCCGCGATGGACAAGGCCGAACGCGCTTCCATGAGCTTCAAGGACAAGGTAGGCAAGGCGTCGGTTGCTGCCGGTGCCGCGACGTGCGCGAAAAGCGCCGCCGACCTACAGCAGTCGGTGGGCGGCGTCGAAACCGTGTTCGGTGACAGCTCAAGCAAGATGCTGGAATGGTCGAACAACGCGGCTCAGGCCGTGGGCCTGTCCAAGAACGAGTACAACGAGTTCGCCACCTTGGTCGGCAGTCAGTTGCAGAACTTCGGTATGTCGGTGGAAGACTCGGCCACCAAGACCAACGACCTTATCGGCCTTGGCGCCGACCTGTCTTCGATGTTCGGCGGCACCACCGCCGACGCTGTTGACGCCCTGTCTTCGGCACTCAAGGGCGAAATGGACCCTATCGAGAAATACGGCATCAGTCTCAACGACGCCACGCTTCAGGCCCAAGCGGCGTCTATGGGCCTTGGCGACCTGTACAAGTCGGGCGACCGCAACGCGAAGATGCAAGC